TCTTAGGTGTCTCACGACAAGCAGGTTTTCCAAGTGAGTATGTAAATCCATCATCCTTGCTTTTGAGCACAGGTTTCTTTGGTTCATACTTCTTCAACAATTCTGCCCAAGATGCGGACAACTCCCGTTGTTTAGCCGTTGGCTTACGCTTCTTCCTCTTTGAGCCAGTGTCGCGAACGCGAAGAATCACAGTCATAATAAAATTATACCTTCAAATTGATTAAAAGTCAAGCATGCAGTTTTCAACTACAACTCAATTATACCCTTAATTTGAATAAAAGTCAAGCATTATTTTCTACTAGATGCATAAACAGCGCACATAACCTCTCCACTACGGTATGCACACTTAACTGCAACTGGGTCAATACCCTTTACAATGGCTGATTCAATGTTGGATTTCATTGCATTTAGCTCATTATACTTGTAAAAAGTGGTGCAACTTATTGCAGTAATTGCAACAATAACCCCACCGATGATAAATGCAAGTGAATCTCTCTGTGTTTCATTACTCATATCAGTCTCCTTAATTACCACGATCCATCGTCAATAACAATACGTACCCAAACTGGACCAAACGAAATGTACGAACCATACATATTTGGGTTTAGGTCATCTGGGTGCAGCCATTCGAAGTCTAACTTCCAGTGAAATGGATTGATTGCAAAACCAACCCAAATTCCCGAGTATTTTAAATAATTACTTAAGGTCTTTAACATCATCGCATAGTCCAAGTTTCTTTGCTTCGAGAGCAGAGAGCCATACGTCTTGTGGTGGCAGCAGAACGTCTCGAATTTTATCTTCCGTTAATCCAGTGCATTTCTTGTAATGTGCAATCATGCGCTTCGTCGTTAGATCAAATTCTTTAATCTGTGCGAATAACTCGTGCTCTTTACCGAATGCTCCCCATGAATACTGATGCGATAAAATTGAAGTATTCGGAGTAAGAAGACGTTGTCCCTTATCACCAGAAATAAAAATCAATAATCCAGCTGAAGCAATTTGACCAAGTCCGATTGTTCGAATTGGGACAGCTGAACCACGCATCACATCAACTAATGCAAAAGCTGCATTAAGATCGCCACCAGGAGAATTGATCAAGAGATTCAACATACTTGGTCGTTCTTCTGAGAAATTGGCGTCTAATATCCACTCAATTGCCTGTTTGCATGAAGTCAGATTGACTTCTTCCATTAAAAGAAAAAACGAATGTTTCGTTTGATCTTCCTTCAATTGAAGGTTTAGTTTTTGCATCATTTAAATTCCCACCTTTATAAAAAATATGTCTACCAATCTTCACAGTTTTACTTAGTTTCCATCCAGGATTGATATAATCAGCATGATAATATAGCGCACCTTTTGTTACATCTATCATATGTTCATAGTTAGCGTACACGAGTAAAGCGACACGCAGTGCTTCTTGGTATGCGTCGCTCTCTCTTTTATGTGTCACTGGCACACATACCCATGAGAATTGGCATGTATGGTTTATCTTTTGTTTAACGACACCGCAGATATCTTTACCGAATCTATCAACTTGTGTCCTGTTCATTGTTACCATCGCTACGGCAATTTTGCCTTTCTCGGGTTCATACCCAGCTTCGTGGTAAATGTTGTCGGCTAGACAACTAACTTCTTTTCTTGCATCATCAGTTAAATCAGTCAATCCTATTTCAATTGGTGTACCTTCTGCTCTGGATTGATAGGCAGTTAAAATTCCTGTTAATAATATTATTGTTGTTACAGTAATTAGTATAGGTTTAATTATACGCATACGTTCTCCTTAATTAGTTAAGGGGTGTGCTAACACACCCCAATCCCATATCAGGTGGACTTTTTGCTAGTCTTTGTATCTAGAGGGATGTTCGAAACGAAACCATTTAAAGCTGCCGCTTTTGCAATGATATCATTTTCTGATGGGATAGCAGGGAATCCTGGATGATCAGGAATCGTGCCTCCATTGAGTTTAGCAGATTCGACTTTCATATGCCAGTCGTTGCTAATTTGTTCACGCTTACCGAAATATTCGTCGTTAAGCATGTCTTTCGCCATTTTTAAAAGTTCGAGGCGAATCTCGAAAGGTGTCATATTTGACATAGTTTTACTCCTAGTGATGTGTGTGAAATGGAAGTTTTTAAGGGTTCTTCCAACCCTCGTGTAATATTATTTAGCGTCTTTTGGAACTGGCTTTTTCTTCGGAGTCGGTTTTGGCGACTTTGGAGCTGCAGGACAGTTACCTTTCTTGTCTTTAGTTACGCAATTCTGTTCAGCTTTCTTTGCTTCTGGTGCCTTTGGAGCATCTGCCGCAAATGATGCTGTAGCAAAAACTGCCATCGACATCAATACAATTAAACTCTTTTTCATAGGATCTCCTTTAAAATGGTGGGATATTGGTTAATAAGGAATCCCACCGAAACCCCAGCTTAGCTAGTTTTTAGGCTGCTAAAGCGTATGCGCTATCGTTTGCATTTACGTTTTTTGCTTGATTTACGGTCATCGCCTACCGTGCTGTCCACTCGTTTACTTGTTGCCCTGTCGAAACCATGGCATCCCCATCAAAAGAACTCTTTAGTAAAGTCTGAAGCACTATTTTGGCTGTCTCTTTACAGGATGAAGAATTCTTTTGGTGGAGATGGTGGGAGTCGAACCCACGTCCAGAACACTTTTCTCTTTGCTTCATACAGCAATTCTTAATTCGTATGTAGTCTGAATCTTTCTAAAAACGCATCAACCAAACATTCATATGTTCGATCTTCAGCATGACTACCATACGAAATCCAAATATCATTATCACGTTGTTCAATTCCACGAACGGTAAAGGTTTTGTAATTAGAACCCATCCATTCACTTCCTATCTTAATCATATTATACCCCATAAAATCTTGCACGTCAATTTAATTAGATAAGTCTTGTATGAATTTATCTAATTGTGTAATATCAGCGCAGACGGAAACAAGTGGAATTTGTACTCCATCTGGTCCAACCATATAACCCTGTTGAGCAACACCCAATCCAGATTTAGTCGCAGCTTTATAAAATTCGCTCTCTTCTAATGGAAGACGTTTTGGTTCTACTATTTTAAATCGTTCACGAATAATAGAAGCAAGTGAGGGGTTACCCTGTTCGATTAACTTTGCGCATTCTTCTGCTGCAGATTTATGATCTTCATTAATATTATTATAATCAAAAAGATATATCATAGTTCACCTCAAATGTTAAATTTGTTTTTATAATCAAGTCGCAATTTTCTGAATCCACCGATCCAGTTATCACGTTTCTCTACAAACAATCTTGGAAAATCATTATCAACACCCATGATAATAACAAGTCTTCCTACTGGGATTCCTGTTCTTTCTTCGAACGCAACTGCATAAGCTGCTGTTTGCATGAAGTAGTTGTAAATATCATCCCTGTCTTTTGGTTTGCTTGAAGTTTTGAAATCAATGATTGACAGCTTTCCTTGAAAGTCAGCGATACAATCCACAGTTCCAGCAACTTGGAGATAATCAGAATAGAGAGGATCTTCCAGAGCATGAATATTATTTATGTCATCGAGCCATTCTCGCATTGATCCAAACATTTCTGCATCACCAATATTTGGTTCACAAGGATTTCCGCGAAGGTAGTCTTCGCAGAGGGAGTGAATACGTGTTCCTCGTGCACTTGCTTTTGCTGATACTCTGTTTGCTTCTTCTTCCCCAACCCTGCGTCTCCACTGTGCGATTCCCGCTGCTGAGTGCAGTCCTGTGACTGTTGTAACGGAGGGATAGCGTTTACCCGAAGGTGTTGCGTATAAGCGACCTTCGGGAGTTGATATGCGTTCAAGTTTGGGAAAGTCATGATATATAAAATTTCGCATTATGTAAGTAAGTTAATTGCCTCGTTGTAGTGTTTAATACGATCATCAAGACCGATGTATCCACCATTGATTTTCTTTGTCATTAGTTTGATGTCACCATTATCTGCCTGAACATTCAAACCATTTTTATTCCAGAACCAAATAGCTGACATTAATGCGAAGTCGCGATCGGCAGTTACCCAGTCTGGGTTATCAACAACATTCTGCCAATCTTCAAACATCTCTTTAGCAAATGCTGTGTAGTTTGCGCGACCAGTTAATTGAATTGGTCCACGACCACGGAAACGATATCCGTCTCCAGATTCTGGTCCACCATTACCCATACGATTAGCATAAATCTTGTTTGCAATCTTTTCTGGTTGACGAGCGTATGGTGTTGCTTCTTCGATCGTAGGGAAATACTTCTTGAAAATACTATTCAATCCCTGTGCCGAATAATTCAAATTCTCTTCAAACACTGTCCAACCACCAGACTCATGACCACACTGAGCGAGGAATGCTGCTACACGCTGTGGTGTGTTAATGTCGTATTGTGGAAATACTTCATTCATAGAGTTAGCCCATGATTCTGGATCTTGAGCACGTGGGAATAGATGCTTAAACTGTTCTGCTGTAATCATTTCTTATTATCCTTATCTTCATAATCTTCGTATCGAATCTTAGCAAGGATATAGTCTTTTACTAATGATGAGCGAACAATGTCGTCTACGGTAAATTCAATACGAGTGAAGGCACCCATGTGTTGAGCGATATCAAAGAATTTTAAAATTCCAGTAACATCGTTCTTACGTTTATTCAAGTCTGTCTGGCGATAATCACCACACCATAAAATTTTCGATCGATAACCGACACGAGTCATAACGGTATCAATCTCTTCAAATGTTAAGTTCTGCATCTCATCAACAATAATGATTGCATCATCAAAACTCATACCACGAATGAAACTCGTGGAGATAAAACTAATATGTCCTTGTTCTTCTAATCTATCCCATGCGTCTTTTCGGTCGAATAAAGTTTGACAGATCTGACGATATGGTTGTTCATAAATTTCCATCTTCTCATTAACGTCTCCTGGAAGATGACCGATCTCACGTGATTGAACAGCGGAACGAACTACAATAATCTTATTAAAGGGATTACCTTTATCAAGAACTTCTTCAATCGCTTTATATAATGCGCAAAAAGTTTTTCCTGTACCAGCTACTCCGTGTAATGCAACGAAGTAGTCGCCACGTTTATATGCATCAAAAAATAATTTCTGATTGTCTGTTAATGGCTGGAAAGTTTTTAAATCATCAATTCTTACCTTTAAGGTATTATTCACGGGTTTTGTTTTTAGCTCAACTTGTACATTATCTATTGGTTTTGTTTTTGCTGCAGCACGAGCCATTATGTTCCTTCTAAATTTGTGACGAATTTGTGTTTAAAGTGCTTCCTGGTGATCGTTCGTGTATTTTTTGAAGAACCTCCTTAAATCCTGAATCGGTTTTACGTGCACCAACTCTAACTGGATCGCAGATCATGGGCGATTGAATAACTGTTTCTAACTGTGGATTCTCTGCTCTGAATGTGTCCAATTCAGAGATCCTCATTACTTTCTCAAACTGTTCACCAGTTTCTTTATTTCGAAATACATAAGTTGGCATTATAATTCTCCCTAATTGTATTTAGCAAACCCAATATGGTTGAACTCGGTTTTTCCAAGAAAACATTCTGGTTTTATCGCCAAGATAGTAATTTTTATAAGACTGAATAGAATCTCCAGGAACTTTATAGTCATCGGGCATGGCTGGAGTTGGTTCTGTAAATCGACCAGTTGGTATATTTGCAGGGAAGTTATTCTTTAATTCTTGCATTAAACCGATCTGTTCTACCTTATGAACTTTACCGTATCTATAAGTATATTCCTTGCAGCATTCTTCAAGTAACTCGGTAAGCCACATGTAGTTTTTATCAGACTGTCTTACCCAAATAGCGGACGGATGATTAACGTGAGTGGCGGAATAGAGAAGACTGTCAAGATCGCTTTCCAGTTTATAATATTTCTGCTTTCGACCAGTCTTAGACAGACGAGTAGATTCAGTGCCATCAAGCACACGATGAGCTGTTGATAGTAGTTGAGCATATTCAAGAATCATCTTTACGCAATGTTTGTCCACATGCATTTGAGCGCATGTCCTAGGTTTGTTATCAAGATAAAAAATGTTCATAATTTAAATTTAAAGTTACCAGATACTGAGATCCGATATTCGTCACTGGAAAAGAAAGGGTGTACGCAATGTTTCATTCTTGACGGAAACATTAAGAATGTTCCTTCATAACTTTTATCCGTTGGTATGTTTGTCACCTGAATATCTCCAAGTGTTCCAACAGTAATAAAGTAGAATGTTCCTGCACGATTGCGCTCTACAGGAATCTGAGGATTAAACAACAATTCATCTTCTATAGTATACGGTATTTGAATATACAAAGCAAAACTCATTATACCATCATGGTGATGAATTGGATTAAATTCGTATTTCTTTTGAAAGTTTACCCATGCTGTATCAAGAACAACTTCTGGTTGTTTCTTTTCAAACCCAGTTATGGTGTTGAAGTTTAAATTAAAATGATCTGTGTTGTAATACTGCCAGAAGTAAGGTAACAGTGTTTTCTCGATATGGTCTTTAGACTTGACCAAAGTGTATTCGTTCTGAATATTCCCAGCAAGATATTTGGTGTGATCTTTGGCAGACAGAAAATCCTGTTGAATCTCTGCGATCTCTGATTTAATCGGAGCCAGTTGCTCCGATGTTAAACAATCTTTAAGATATCCGTAGCTGGGAATATCCACAATCATATTTGAGTAGTTCCGTTCTTATATTGAACACGTGGTACGTCTTCCCATGTTCCATAAATTTTAACATTACCATATTGGTCATGAGTATTTCGTTTATACTGCAATGCAACCTTTACGATTTTATTATTATCGTCAACATACTCAACTACCTGAAACTCGTAGCTAATCGGCTCTGGCATCGTAATAGATGGAGCAGTTGCAGCTGGTGGTGGAGGTGGAGATGGTGGAACAGAACCGAAAAATGTATTTGTAGATAATGTTTGATTCATTGTGTAAGCATCCGAATTAAACCGACAGTATCAATACTTGTTAACAAGATGTAGTTAGCAAGCATCCCAAAAGATTTCCTAGTAAAAGCAGACCAAGCATACATGGCACAGCCACTAATCCAAACAGGATACAACATAATGAGAGGGGGATTAGGGACGGTGAGTGCCATAGTGATCGAGCAGCCAATACTAATAGCCCAAGCGAGAAGCTCCACACTAAAACGAAACTTATTTGAATTCCAGTCATCTTTAATCCACTCAAAGGTTTTAAAAAATAAATCGTTCATGATCGTAAAGCATTTAATGCATGAATTTGGGTTATAGTTGAATCCAAGATAGCATTCGTTTCACTAGAATGGGAATGTAGGATACCATGGCCACCAGCCCTAATAAAAGGACCAATGCAACCAGATGAATCATCAATAAGAATCGAGGTGGGAGTTGCATATTTTGCTTTTTCTTCCTTTGATCTTACGAAGTTCGCCTTGTATGGAATATTGTGTTTATTCAACCAGAACAACTTTTGTTGTTTCGCCGATTCACCCTGAAAGGGGTCATGTGTTCCCATTGATGTAAGAATCTCAATGTTAACACCACGCAATTTAGAAACATGGTTCAACAGTTCCTGCGTATCGGGCATGAAGTCAAGGTCTTCAAAAATTTTGTATTCCATCACTGCTGATCGGAACTTCTTTCGATCTTCTTTGTGTGGGTCATATTGAGTGTATGCCTTATTGAAATCGGCAAGAACACCATCCATATCTAAGTATAAAGTAATCATCATAGTATAATTATACCCCAAAACTGATTAAAAGTCAAGCATTATTTCACGAATTTCGCAAAATCTGGTGGTTTCCAGCCCTCTGGCTTAAGGATCTTTCCGTCTTCTCTGCGGATAACCTTACCAGTGGTAGGGTCAATTTTGATTAGATTGGACTTTGCACCTTCGTCCCATGCTCGTTCGCAATCCCAGCCACGTGCCTTCATATAGCCAACGATGACCCAAATCATATCGAAGCATGCGTCAAGTTGTTCTGCGTTATCATTGTGAACAACGGCATCAAGGAATTCTTCATATTCTTCCTTGATCAATTTGTAGTATAGCAACGACAAATCATTTTGTTCTGCAGTTGGACTATTCGCATGTTTCTGTCCACATGCCTGTAGGAAAACTTCCACATCGGTAAATACTTTAGTCATTGCATTCTCTTTCAATCTTTTGTTTTGGAACAGGGAAATTTCTATCGTAGTCATAATACGATGGTGAGTGCTGTTCAACTTCTTTCACATATTCAACAATCTCAAGATTACCGTCAAAGTGAAAACCACAACCACGAAGGAAGTTCTCGAAGTTTCCGATAATATCGTCAAGTTGCTCAGAATTAAATTCAGAAGTAATTTTACGTTCGATCTCGAAATCGTAATTCATATCTTCCAAAAGTAACGTAAATTTATTCATTAGTCATGTTCCTCCATCATCCATAACAGTTTTTTAATTTGTAATTTTAACTCTGCGTTCTCATCTTTGAGTCGCATATTTTCTTTCATATAATGCTCAAGGGCAGTCTCAGCGTATTCACACTGATTCGATGATTGATTCTGTTCCATCTTTTTCCCTCTTTCGCATTGTCCATGAGCCATCCTTATTATCGATCCACTCGATAACGTCGCCCTCTTTCCATCCTGCCGATTCCATTAGATCGTCAGGAAATTCCAGAATACAGTCACCTGTCTCTGGATCTTCCTTCACATCAAGAACCCAATTCGTTTTAGTCATAGTTAAGTTCCAAAAAGTTTGTGTCTTCATCAAGAACTTTAATGAAGATGTCGTTCTCCGCATGTTCCTTGATCATGGCAGACATAACACCCCAACCATAACCAGTGGAACCATAGGAATTTTTACGGCAGTTATAAACTGATCCGCTACTACCTTTGAAGTGAAAGACATCGGCAACACATGTTGCCTCAGTAATTCCAGAATTTAACTTCCATGAGTCTCCATTGAGATAACCACCACCCCATGTTCCGAAGACACGATGATGTGTTTTATCTCCATGTGTAATGGAAACGACTAACCAACGATCTGGTGAGTATTCGCTCATAATTCTACAACTTTCAATTCAAAATTGTCTGCAAGATCCTCATATCCAATGTAACCACGTGGATTACAAACGATGCGAGTGTCTCCGATTTTATAGTCAAACAGCTCATGAGTGTGCCCATGAGTCCATAGTTTAATTCCTGGGCGATTCATAATGAACTCGGACAGATCGCTATGATATCCACCATTCATTACCTGATCATCTTTGTAGCGAGGATGACATGACTGATGACTCGGTGTGTGATGTCCAACAACGACCATCTGTTTCCATGGTGGCATACCTTCATAAACTACACGAATGTAGTCAAGCATCTTACGATGATCCTCGACAGCATCTATCGGTGAGAACTTCGCTGGTTGTTCCTTCATCTTCATTCCAATCTGATGTGGTTGACCAGTCTCCGTCTTCATGAGAGATCCATCGGGATTATACTCATACACTGGAACCTTTGAATATACAACTCGTTCGCTGTTTTTTACACAGCGAAAGTCGTTCATCATCGAAGTCATCGCATGCAGAGTGATAGGATCTTCTTTGTTCATATCTGTCCAAAGCGTTCCACCCACAAATACCGTGTCGTCCAACTCGAAGACTTCCTTGTCAAGAACATGGACATTTTTGAGATATTCCAACTTGCGTTTCAGCTCGGGCAGTGTGTACTTGAAGTCACCATGATAGTGCTCATGATTCCCTGCAACATAGATGACATGGGGAAATTTCTCGGAACAGTTCTGAAAGAAGGTGTGTAGTCTGAGACTACGATGACCCATGAAACCCATCTCTTCCTGTCTGCGATCGTACACACCCATGTCTCTTTCAACACAGATATCACCAGAAAGAATCAGTACATCGACTCCTGGATTCTCAAGGACAACATCACCGAACTCCAGATGAAGGTCACTGCAAACTGCTATTTTCATTGCTTCTCTCTTTATAATATCGATACATTGCAACATAAGCAGCAAACCTGCGTGGCTCATGTTCAAAGTTTGGAAGTGAGTCGCCGTAGTGTCTCACCAACTCATTATAGAATGCCAGTGCTTCCTCATCGCTCATGGCAACTTCCTTATATGATCAATTACCGCTTTAGCCATGGATAAGTCTGTCTTCTCAACGGCAGAATCAATCAAGTCCAGCCGCATAGTCTCTAGTTTATCTCTCTCTAAGCGAAGCGTCTCGGACTCGGTCTTATAGGATTTATCCATAACCTTTGGTTTATACAGACTTGCCAGTAACTCTGGCGTCATCTCGACAAACTCATTCTCATAGACATTTTCCCATGTTCCATCGGGTTTCAATCGAATTTTCAATATCTTTTTATTCATCTATTCCCCTTAGTATGAAACAAATTCCGGACATAATGAACAATGCCAATGCAATATCGGCATTATCAACCTTTCCAGTACAAAGAACTCCAAGTCCAGTCAGAAGGGTTGTAAAACCAACGAATTTCAATAACATCATTCTCATACAGCAAGTATACTCCGAATTTCCATAAAAGTCAAGTTAAAAGATCTACAATACTCTGAATAACCGATACATTCTCATGTAGTCTCGATGCCATATCTGCAACACTCCAATGCCTTTCGAGCATTTCCTTTACAGCCAGTATTAGATCTCTTTTATACATAATTAGCCTTTCTGGTCTAAGTATAAACTTCCAACACGAATCATCAGTTCTGCCTGTTCTTTGTTCATTGGTATTTGCACTGAAGAACCATCCCTCAGTGGATCTACACCGAAAAGAACATCCCCAGCATGCCTTGGAAAAGTCGAACCCCAATCGGCAATGAATTGAATATCCTCTTCCTCGTTATTACCCTTTGCTTCTCCTGGAGGCGATGCGATGTAATACTTAATACCCTCGTACTCAGTCTCAACCCTTACAATACCAACCATTGTACGACCGCAAAACCATAGTGTGTCTAGAATCTTCATATTAACCTCCAAAGCCAAATATCTCTTCGTATAGATCCAGTAGTTCTTCATTGGAAAGGTTATTCAACTCATGGGGTGAAATGTCCAATTCGTTTTGAAGATCTGGTGCTTCAATCAATGCCTCTGTAATACGACTTATAACCAAGTTTCTCATACGACCTTTGTAACCTAAAAAATTTTGCAGCGATTTTTTGACCGACTTTCCGATGGGATTCGTCCAGCTGGTGCAGTGATGGTGATCTTGGTGAAATTCGGTCGGGTCGCAAGCCCATCGTCCCATACCACCTAAGGGGACCCGACGATTCGTTTTCCCCATTTCCGATTTCCAATACTACATCAACAAAACTTTGTCATAAGACAAAGTATACTCCCATGCTGAATTAAAGTCAATTTCCCACTTTTGCAAGAAACCTTTGGTGTACTATCTGATTCACATACTCCACTGGACAGGACAACTGATCGGCGATTTCCTGGCATAGCAGATGAGTCGTGTCCAGCAGGTAGTTGATGTTTTCGTATAGTTCCTTCATAAAACCTCCTTAGGCAGTCAACATATAAGAAGCAAGATCTTTCCAGTCTTTGTTGGAAGCACGGATCTTGGTCACAGCGATAAGAGTACGAAGACTGATTTCTTTGGCTTCGTCCTTGAGTTCACGGATAAGAGCAAGGGCATCAGCCTTGGCTTTGGCATCATACTCTGGCATAAACTCATCACTGGAAGCAATGTGTTCCATACGGTCAATCTTCTGAACAGCAGTCATTGACAGGTCGATCATCATAGAACGTGAACGGATCGCTTGGTCAATGTTGTTTTGGTCCATATTGGAGATGAAGATCACACGACCCTCGAAGTTGAAGCTACGTGGAAGGTCATCGTCACGCATATCGGCATTCCAGCTGATAATACGCTTACCGTAGGAATCAAGGGCAGACTTGAGAATGTTCAGTGCAACTGGGTCTTTCAGTACAGCGTCACAGTCGTCGAACACGATCACGGACTTGTTGTTTTCGAACAGTGTACGATACAAACCCTTAGGTGTAGAGTAACCCTTCACAGTGGTGAAGCACTTGCGAGTGTTGATTACAGAACCTACTTGGAAGTCGGCAAGGTCAGAAATATCTTTGTAGCCAGCAGACTCCAAAGTCTTGGTAACGGTATAAGTCTTACCAAGTCCACCCTCACCAGTGATAACGGCACTTGGCTGAACACCAGAAGCGACCATATTCACGAGTTTTTCAACGAAGCCGAATCGTTCGTTGATACCGAATTTATCATTGCGAATTGCAGCAGAGGCAGTTTTCTCGTCGGATTCGAGTTTCGCAAGCATCTTCTCCAGATACTTCTTGTCACCAGTACGTTTAACCAAAGAACCCTTGAAGAAACCCTCAAATTTACCAGTTTTTGCATTAAAACGAATCTCGGTGGTAGCTACTGTCATCATATTTTCCTTTTCACTCAACATAATATAAGTATACTCCAAGTCCGAATTAAAGTAAAGCACTTTCAGAGAATAACCCTACTATCAGAAGGGTTTTAGAGACCTTAACTAGTCCTTTTTTCAAACCCTACACTGTATTATACCCCTGTGTCAAATAAAAGTCAAATTTATTTACTTGCAGACGTCTAAACCTCCGTCCAAAGGTCTCCACCCGATACAAACTGGTCCGAACCGATCTCAGAGACCACTGGTTCCATAAAAAGATCAAATGGATTGGTCTCCACCTGAGTTGGATCGAGTTTTTTATTGATTATTTCGATATTTCTTTGAGCACGTGCCTCCCATTTCCAGTTTTGCTCGCGACCCTCATACGATGTCATATGAATACGCTGAGAATTAGCGATTTTCGCCTTGGTAGTTGCCGAGTGGCGTCTGTTTTTATTTGAACACGTCTTTGAACAGAACGGACCACGCTGATTATGAATTTTACCGCAGAATGGACAGGTTTTTTTAGCGTAGCTCATAGGATTTGCAGGTAGTAGACCATAGATCACTATTTATCAACCAGTTCATTTTCTCCCTGTCACTCTGGCAATACTATGGCATCCTTATATCCCTGGATCTCATCACTGGCTTCGAAGCAGTCACAGAACTTAAACTCAAAGCAGTGCTCATCTATGGGTAGATAATCAAATTCACAGCAGAAGTGCTTATACTTACCAGTCAGGGGTTTACCGTAGATAGCGATGGAATCTTCGTCTAATTCAGTCATTTTCAGTTCTCATTGTCATAGTTGGATTTGATACTGTACTGTTTGTAGAAGTGCTCAATGGAGATGTCTTCAGACTGTACGGTAAACCCTTTCTTCTTTGTTGGATCGGGTTCATTCCAGCGCACACGCATTCCTCCTGTATTCAGATTCAGCTGGACTACCTCAACGATGGTCGGTGTTGGAATGAATAGTTGTTCAGTGCCACCTCGAACCCATTTTGGATTGCGGCGACTGACTGGTGCAACGATTTGCAGCAGACTCATTTTGCTTCCTTGATCATTGCTTGTGTGTAGTAGACGCTACCGCTGTAGTGACAGGCTACCGAGATTCCACCTTGACAAACATAACCTTCGCTTAGAAAGTCATTGACCCGAACCATCAGTTCTTTTGGGTTTGTTGCTTCAACCAGAATGTATTTCATATTAAACCTCGCATGTTTCGTACTGGCTGAAATAGAATGTATGTGGAACATTCAGCAGCAGCGCAGTGCGAGTTGATCTTTTCACATAGGTATTGCCATTACAGGAGAAAACCTCACCGATGGAAACAAGACGAAAGGTAACAAACAGTGTTTTTCTCATATATTACTCGCAGGTTGTGTTAACGAAGGCATCAAAGATCGGACCAGTGTGTTCAATTTTCTTGCAGGTGGCAGCTACGGTGATATGCTCCACGCATTGAGTCACCTTCAAAGAATAGTTGAATTGCTGGCGAGAGCAAACCGACTTGGTTCCAGGAAAGGTTTCGATCACTGTTTGGTGACCCAGAACGGAGTTGATTAGAGCAAGAACCACCAACGCAGCACCAGAAAGAAACACACCAGCCACAAAGGCAGGAATCAACAAAAACGGATCACGGGCGATAGCCTTAAACATAACAAACCTTTCTTTTCTTCCTTACCTTAATTATACTGCAGAGAGCAATTAAAGTAAAGGAGTAACCCTCGAAAGTGAAAGGTTACTATTGTAAACTAAAAGGTTTACATTTATGCATTTTCAGTCCAGGTCTTTCCGCAGGCTGCACACTTGCAATCATACCATTGAACATATTCCATGGCACCCTCGCCCACTAGGTTTTCTTCTCTAATCACAACGGTATGCTTACAGTCCTTTGCCCACTGCTTTATAAGTGGACCGAAGTCATATGTGACTCTGTAGTATGCCTCAGTGCCAGTGTTGAATACTTCAGTTACCGTTGTTTTCATTTGTCATTTCATCTATGATTATGGAGCTAATCCGCATTCCTCTTAGCTTTGGAGTTGGGCGAACCTTCAGTGATACAGATTGTAGTGCATTTTTCAGAGCCACATTCCTACCCTGTGCATGTATGTTTGCAAGAGTGAGAATTTCCTGAATGTCAGGAATTTCCTTCCAGCCCTCAAGCAGAATACCATGTTCCACCATGCAACCACGCAGGTGTTCCGGACGTGTCACAACCATAATGTCCCGTGGAGATGGATACTGGCGATTAAAGTTCTCATCGACACATCGCCTGTTATCAATCCAAATCCTACCCTGAATCTGAGACTTTGCAATGACGCAGTACTTCACCATACTAATGTTTTCATAATTTGTTTCCAAATTGATCTGTTTCCACTGCCCAATGAACAACAATCCAGTCATCGAGACATCGTTCACGCGAAACCTCATCGCCATGGCCAGCCTCAATCATCTTCATTGACCAGTACTTTATGTATGAAGAGAGAATCTGATCCTCGGACCATGTCTCTTGAACATGCTGACCATACTCGCCAGGAAATACAATTGTGTAATACTTCACCATACAGATACATCGGTTATGTTAATTGTTGTGTCTTTGTTTTCGAATAGAGAGAAATTCACTGTCAGTGTTGGACCGATTCCACTTTTACATTCTTCACAGAGAGTGTATTCCTTTGCATCGGGAAATCGTGTGAAGATCTCATTCAGCTGTTTCATCTGTTTATTTGTGAGTGTTATCATGTGTAATTATCCAGTTTAGTGCATCTGTCAGTTCATGGAACCATTCAGATTTTGGTGCATTTTTGTTGTCTTTCCAACGATACTTCTTTCGTTCCCCTATGTCCCAGCTGTTTGATTGTGCATCCCATCTTGCCGAGACTGGGTCTTTTCCATGTTCAAGTATCATTAGTAACCCTCGTACTTTTCAAGTGCTTTAATAAGATCGGACAGTGCTCTCTTGTCGAATGTAAAGTAAATTGGATGACCAAGTGTATTATCGTAGTTGTGCATTTGAATCATCATTACTGGATCACCATCGATGATGGAGAGATAGGGTTTTTCGTTTGGACCATAGATTGTTGTCATGGGCATTGACTCATATTCCTTTGTCTCATGCCTGTCCGCACCAGCTTCCATTGTCTCAGTCCAGTATGTGTAGGAATCATCAACGAAGTAATCTTCCTCTTCCATACCATGTTCCTTGCAGTATGGATGATCACCAGCGAATTGCGTGTGACGGACACAGGTCGCTGGCTTTCCGCACTCGATACAGACGTTGGCTTTTTCTCTATCTTCCGTTGTAAATGTAGTCATAGTGTCACCATTGCAACTAAACCGATATATGTGAGCGCATGCAGAAATTGATCGGCACCGAGTAACCACCAGAAATACTCACTATTGTCTGGCTTCCATCCCATAGATGCATTGAGATTCATCTTTGCCCAATCAATGTGATAGTGAATCACCGCATCTAAAAACGAGAGATATAGCGCAGCCATTGGAGCATACCAAACGAAACAACACCATGTACCAATGCCATGAAGTGCAGCATGCAGGATACCACCAGGATGTCCATATGTACCTTTGTTACTCCACTGAAACTTAGTCTGAAGAATGAAGTCAACGACAAAGTGTTTCGTGAAGAGCAGTGTAATTAGAATCAGTGTGTCATTCATTTTCTATAGTTCCCGATAAACCCAAGGTTCTTTCCGCACTTGCGACAGATGGCATCACAGGCACGTGTCTCATTGTATCCACCATCATGCTTACATCTTGCCTGTTTAATTGCTGTTTTAATAGAGAAGATAGCAAAGATTGTGAACATACCCAACATTATCACAATTGGAATTGCGATGGCAATCACCTGAATCATTGCCCAAATTTCTAACCAACTCATTTCTTATCCCTCAATTGTGCCAGTGAATTCATGCAGTTGTTTATGCCAGCTTTCTTTCCGACATGGATTGCAACATCCCTTGGACCGAACTCAATGGTATCCTCATTATTCACATCGTACCACTCTCTTCGACATATGTTCATACACTCCTCGATAATTGAACTGGTTAGAGACTCAATAAATTGTCTTGGGATTTTGATATCTGGAGTGGACGACGCAACCTCATCGTATGCTTTCTCAACCAACGACTCAATCTTTTTGTTCATGATGTTGCCATGCACAGTACGATGAGAATCAGGATGAGCAACAGCAGTGCCTTTTCTGTATTCATTTCAAAACCTTCTTTTCAAAAATATAATGACCACCACGACGGGACTGAACCCATGTGATACTCCACAACATACTATTCTGTTTCATTGCATAGATGATGGATTCATTGCCAGACCAGCCAGCAGTGGAGATGTTGTATCGATAGTTGATATCCTTCTCATCCCACTCGTCTGGTTCATTACCCTCGGACCAACCCCAGCTACGCAGATGCCAGATGCTCTCAATGAATTTGAACCAACCCTCAGAGTCGGACCAGTGCCACTTCTCAATAATCTCAAGTGCTTCATCTGTTGGATAGCCATCGTCATCGAGCATCTCAGCTTCAGAGAGCAGGAAAGAGACACGTTCTTTGTATTCCCTCTCCTGCTTTTCAACGGCAATCTTCGCTTCTTCATATGGTGTCATTATTCAACTCCGAATCCGTTTGGTAGCCAGATGCCATCATTGCTAATGTATCCGCCAGTGGAACTGTGCTTCTCATCAGAATCATAGGTCAATCCCAATACCTTCATCATCTTGTGCTTCACACGCAGGTTTGGTTGACGGAAACGATCAGTGGGTGTGAATCCCATCATCGTTGCCACTTCAACAACTGCACCGCTACGACAGATACCAGCATGGCAGTGAACCACTACATTCATGCTGTTGTCAAGTGCATGTTGCAACAACCGCACCAATTCCTGTGCCTGCTCATCTTGAATCTTGCACTCGTCAGGAAACCCATCGGCATCCTCGGCATCGAGAAACTCAAACTCATGCACTTCCTTGAACATGTGTGCATGTTTGATGTTTCCAAACTCTGTGGCTGGATCCTGAATTCGAATGAGCATGGCATTGGTGCCAGCATCCATATGGAATCCAAGGTTCACATCGCTCTTGCTCACATTTTCAATGAAACGAATCATTTTGCATTCTCTGGTGTATATTGCGGATCCAGTGGAGCAACCTTCACTGGTCCAAATTTTAATTCAAATTGCGGCAATGGCATTGAAGTAACATCAAATGTTTGTTCAGTGTCATATGCCAGTGTAATATGTGCCTTGTAGTGATCGTAGTCGGATGTGGCACCCTCATGTCCAAGTTTGCTATTCAGCATCTCAGCAAAGGGAAAGTCCAATCTGGCAACGAGACACTTACCATCATTCTTTGTGGGAAACACTTCATAACCAACAACACGTGCCGTTGAATCTGTTGTGTTACTAGCATACTTCTCGGCAGTTGGCACTGGCGTGCGAGAGTAGATAATGGTAATGTGATACGTATCTGGATTGACACGCTCATCTAGACCAAGGTTCATCTCAACGAAGTGATTCAACATTTGCTTCGACTGGTCATCAAGATCCATTGAAACATATGTCCCATCCTTGTGAGCAGCATATTCCCTTAAACTCATGAGATTCATTTTACATTCTCCAGTGTTTCAAACAACATCTTCCACTTTTCTGCTGGAGTGATAGTACCCTTTGCCATCTCAGTCAGAGCTTCTTCGAAACCAGCTGGGTGCTTGAAGTAGATGTCTGCATAAGTGCAATCAAAAGAATCATCCTCATCGTAGTCATACAATGGATGATCGGTTACCCATTCAGGAAAGTAGTCTTCACGATTACCGCCACCGCAACGAGTATGAACAACGATGTGATCTTCAGTGACATAAGTGGCACGGAAACGACCGAAGTCACCACGCTCGGCATCGAGCAACTTCAACAGAAAGTCAGTTGAGTCACCCTCACCAAATAACATATTATATAAACTCATTTGATATTACTCCATGTTGCAAGTTTAAGTCGCTTCGCCTGAGATGCAACTGTCACTGCATTTGCATCGATGATGTTTTCTTCAGTCATCATCTCAATCATACACAACAGGTCACCGATCTCTTCTTCAAGACGCTCTCGGTTTGATGCGCCATTATGCATACCTTCAATACCGAAACGGAAAACCTTACTAATTGCCTGAGTCACCTCGGCACATTCTTCCTGACAGATAAGCATAATTTCTTCCTGTCGTTCAGATTCCATCTTCTTTACTGCAAATTTATTCAAACACTTCTCCTACCAACTCGATTGATAATAAAAATCACACTTCGTGAACGCTGTATCATTGAGAATTTTAGTCAGTCGTTCAACAGTGTACTTCACATCCTGCATATAGTATTCATCATACTCAGTTGAACCGAAGAAGAAACCACTCTGCGTCGGAAGTAAATCTTCACCCAACTTCGGATCAGCGATAATCTTTTCGCAAAGGTCAAGCAACGAACGCAGTTGATCACGTGACAACCATGTCTCTTGACACTCATCGACACCATCCTGACAATTATCAACGAACCACTGGTGAATCTGATTTGCCTTTCGCCAGTATGCCACACGGAAAATTACTTCTTGGGCACCATAATCGCCATCTTCTTCACCATCGACATTGAAGATCTCATTGATCTTTTTAATTTTGTCAGTGTCAGTCGGATCGAAATACTTGCTCATGTATTTCTTGGCACTCAAGTACATATCTAAACCCATAATCAATACTCCTTCTTACCACCAAATTGCTCATTCCAATCGTAACCAGCATGGTATGCTTCAAACTCATCGGATGTCTTTGCTTCGACACGTGGACCAGAGAAACCACCGACGCCACCACGATGCGGGTCACGTGGGCGACCATACCATGAGTCAGCTGAACCACGATCAAAGAACGAGCCATGCTGCTTATCGTACTCCTCAGTCTGCTCTTGGATTTCTTCCCTGTCGCTGTCAATCATTTTGTTGTAGGCACGGGCAAAGTTCTCGAGTGAACCGAAGTTCTCAATAACCAACTGACTCACGCTGCGAGTCACTTCGTCTCTAGTCATAATCATACTCATTATTTTGCGCCCTTCATTGCAGAAACACCAGAAGCCATCAAAGCCAAGCCAAGACCAGTGATCAAAACAAGGGGAATCAACTGAGCATCGGTTGCAGTATCGAAACCACCTGCGCAACCGAAAACAACCAAGAAACCAACACCAGCACGAATAGATCCACGCATAATCATTTCTCCTTAAACAAAGTCAAAAGCAGTTTCGTTACCAACACGGGAGATGATAATCCCGCAACGCATAGTATCCAACAACTTCGTTTCCAACTTCACAGCCTGTTCGACGGAACACTCAACAAACAAAGAACCGCAGGTAAAGGCAGCAGGAACATTTCCAAGAAACTCAGAAACCACAGACAAAACACGCTTTTCGAAACTCATAATCAACTCCTTTTTCTCATCCTATACCTAAAGTATACCTGATTACAGAATTAATGTAAAGCACTATTTTAATAACCCTACTCGTAAAATGGGTATAAAAAACCCTTATAAATCAACGACTTATAAGGGCTAAAACACATAGGATAGCGATTCAGGGGACTTAGCCTATGCCAGACGGTAAATTTCCTCTGTATCTCGCTTTTTGAACTCAAAAGTCCGTCCACACTCGATACACTGGGTGTATCCATGGGTGATTTTGTTGGTTGTCCATGCCGTCTGAACCTCGAACCGACAGTTCTTTTTGCAGTCGGGGTCTGGGACAGATGTTACTGGGTTACTTTGCACCTTGCAGCATACCAACGACTTCAAGATAACTCTGCTTAATCAGTGTAGGTGCAGTGTCACCAGTGAAGTAAATGGAACATGAGTCTGTTCCCTCGAGAACAACAGTCACCAACGCTGGGTTGATTGCGATTGCTTTACCGTTGCCTTTTTGTGTGAGTGTAATCATTGTCATTTCTTGAACCATCCTTTTATAGTCTGTATCAAATTGTAAAACCTCATCGAGTGTTGTGTTCGACGAGGACATTCCCTACCCTGTTTGCATAAATTGTCGCAACAATATTTGCTCATACAGCTCTCCTCAAAATTTTGATATTTGAATCTGGTGCCAGATAACATCTTGCCACAATTCTATGACCAAAGTGAGATGGGTCTGGTATTTTTGTTACTTCAATCAATTTGTTTTGAATCATATATTCGGCAAGTTGATATGCGAGTTGACTACGCATCATCTCCTTTGCCTTTTCATTATTCACAACATTCATCATCTCATGGTCGTTGATCAGAACCGAGACTCTGATCAACTTTCCACCAATCTGATGATCTTCGACTTTGATGTCGAAATTTCCCCATGTCATTTCTTCTGATCTTCCATATTGCGAATACGAATACTGAGATCGCGAGACTCGGCAATGAAGATATTCTTATTCATCTTAATGATATTTTCGATTCTTCGTAGACGAAGATAAACAATTACGAAACCAGCAATCAAAATGCATGTTGTGACTCCGAGACCAGCAACAACACCAAGTGTCCAGTTCCATAAATCGTTTACTTCGCTAATCAGTTTCGTTATCATTTACAAGTCCATTACTGTGTCGATCTCTTTGTTCGTCTAGGTTTTGGAACTGTCTTTGTTCCTGCACTGTCAGTTCCTTGAACGTCTTTCTTGGGTTTGCGCACATTACGCAGTTTGGGTTCCCGCATGACACTGGGCTGTGCTTTAACAGCTCGTGGGGATTTTCCACTGGGATTCCGTGTGACTTTGCTATCTTTGTCTTTCTTTTCACCACCACTTGCTTTTGGTGAAGTCTTTCGCTGTGTTTTAGTTTTTGTTGCTCGTGTTCCATCGTCTTCATCCTCCATTGGTGCCCAAACTTTATCCATCCATTCTTTTTCACTAACCTCTCGGTAAGTAAATGTATCTATCCAGAACAGAGACTCATTGAATTTCAAATGCGACTTAAGATTATATCCGCGACATGGAACTGTATGCGTGAATGCCTTCTGCTTTCCAGTTTGCTTCCATGTCACATCAATAAAAATGTAGCTCTGATTGTCCATTATCAAAACGCCAAGTAATTGTAGCCAGTTTCTTTCTGACGAGTCAGTATCAACTGCTTACCATCTGCGCTGACATAAGTGAACTTACCATCACGTGCATTCACTTCCTTCAGTTCGTTGGGAGAGAAGTGCACATCATGCCATGTGTCATCATCGGGACGCTCTTCTTTAGGATCATCGTCCCACTCAACATAGACAGAGTTGGACAGAGGATTACCCTGCCATACTTTGGTGCGCAGTTCTTCTGGTGTGACAATCTTACCATCAAACAGTTGAACATCGAACTTACCCTTGTTGTTGTATTCTGGCTTGGCATTCAGCATAGACAGAACTTCTTGAGGTGTTTCATTATAACGATTCATCTCTTCAACAACTGCCTTCAACATATC